AGCCACTTGCTAACAACAACCTGCAAAGCCGCTTTTATCGGGCTTGTGCCTATTACTGTTGCTTGTGTGCTTGCCGCTCCGAAAGCTCCTGAAGCATACGCAGGCATACCCGTGCCGGACATAAGCCAATTAGCAGTAAATCCAAGATAAAACGGAACAAGCAATTTTACCGGATTAACATTTATTTCCTCATCGTTTAATCCTTTCCAGAGAGCAACCATATTGAGAGCAGTATTGATTGAACCCGCCGACAATGACGCACTTGTGTAAAGGTTGTCGTTAGAGGCATGCACAGCACCATCTTTTCTGTTGTAATGATTCGTTGTAAACAAAGCTAACCCATCATAACACGTTGCCGCAGTCTCTCCTCTATTTATCGTAGAGAAAACAACTTTATTTTCATAGTTTTTATGAGATATTCCCATCTCGTCAGGTTTGCGAGCAATCATTTTTGTCTGGTCGTCGTCAACCATTTCTCTTGTAATAGCCATAATCTTACCATACTTGAAGTTGGTTATGTCTATTGACTGATTAGCAAAATTAGAATCTTCTTTAAAACTTTCACCTTCAAGAACCTTTTCAGGATAACCAAGTCCCGAAAGTGCCGGATACGATTCCTTTGCTTTTGTGCTATCTTCAAAACTTACTACCTGCTCATACTCGCTAACAACATTGTTATACGCATTCATCATCTTTAACTTAAGCCCAGAGTCAAGTAGTTTAATAAAATCCGGGCGGCTTGCCGCTTCTCTTATGCTTCTAAATTCCATAGTATTTCTCCTTTTATTAGTATTTTTAAAACAACAGACCCGCCTTTGTATGATTTACAATGACGTTAGGAAACATCTTCATAGTGTTTTTATACCAATCTAAAAATGTTAGCAAACTTAAATTAGTGTAAACATCGTTTCCTTTAACGTCTTTTCTTTCATACAAAGTATTGCATTGTTTTTCAGTCGCTATTCTTTTTTCAGCCATATCTTTATGAATACCACCGCAGTAAAAATCTCCGTCTTTTTTCCAGCTAAACTCGTGTCCATATAAATGAACTTTCTTACAATTTCTAACTGACAATAAAAACGATAGCCCCGCTGACCCTACATTCCCGCCAACTACTAAAGACGTATCAACTCCGCTCAAGCTTTTGTGTCTTTCCATAAATGATTGATTGTTATTATCTAAATCAATGCTCGGATTATTCATAATAAAGAAAAATTTGTCCCCTTTCCACTTTTTTACTATCTCTGGATTTGTAACAACATCGCAAACTAAAGGCACGTCGCATTCGTAATTAAACATTTTTGCCGCCTCTGCTTTCGCTTCGCAACATATCACAAAGTCAGGTTTAACCCCGTTATCAATAAGATATTTTGCCGCCATATCTACCGCAACCACTTCTGTATAAATACTTGAACGCTGTCTTTCTTTTATTTCAACGATTGAATCTTTAAGGCTTGGCCCAGCCGCAACTAAAATACCTTCCACATAACAAAAATCGTTCCAAAGCAAACTAATATCGTTTTTTATAAGTGGCTTATTTTCTACGATATTGTTTTCCCACATATCTTTGAGCCGTGCCATCGTTCTTATGTTTCTACTTTCAATCGTATCAGTCATTTTATTTCACACTTCACATAGTTTTCCGGCAAATAAGTCAGTTGCTCAATATTCATTTCTTCTTTAATACATTCCTTAAAAAAACAAGCGTCTTTAAGACTTAAAAATACTACCACGTCTTTATCTTTATGAGTAAAAGCTTTACCCTGCCTGTTCTTTAATAGAAACACTTTCTACCGCCTTTTTTTCTCTTTTTGGTTTAGGAAACTTTACTTCTCTTTTAATCTTGTCTTCTCTCGGCGTATAATTAGCGATGACATTTTTAAGAGATTCAAAACCTATAAACGGCTCTTTATTTCCTTTATCGTCTATCCCTAAAATCCCGCCTTCAGTAGCATTGATACACGTGTAAGGGTGTTGTAAAGCAACTTGCTCGTGCCACGTTTTAAAAGAGTGCATACTAAAATTTGTTCTTACTCTTTTCTTGTTTATATCTAAATGCGTCAATAACTGTTCATTTAAAACTCTTGCTCTAATGTTCTCTTGATGTTCTTGTCCAGCATAAAAGTGTCCGTCAGATTCCCAGCTACAATCCATTCCGACAAAGACAACTGTATTAGCTTTCAAACATTGCAAGCAAAAAGCGTGAGCAGTCGTTGTTACGTTCCCGCCGCAAGGTAACTCAATTAAAACTCCAGGGAAAACTATTTTGTAATTTTTGTTACAAAATAATTCATCTCCTTTCTTAATATTTCTTTTAGCTACGGCATACCTTGACTTTGCAAAAAACTCTTCCGTCTTTGAACCGAAACGCGGGTGAATTGAATTGAAAAAGAATATCGGCCCAAGCCAATTCTTTACTACTTTCGGATTTGAGGCAGTATTGACTACAAGTGTAATGTTTTTAGTGTATTTAATTACCGGCTTAACCATTTTCCACATCTTATTTGAGGCATCTAAACTTACACAGTATTCAGGCATTATGCCTTGCCTTAAAAGATAAGTTAAATTGGCGTCAATGCAAACAATGATACCCCTTGAACCGATGTTTTTTAGTTCTTCGGCATTCTTATCTAAACTTGGCCCAGCTCCGACAAGGTAAGTAACAATGCCTTTTGGTATAGGATTACCTTTGATAAAATAGGGTTTATTAGCTTGAATATTCCTATTCCAATTTTTTTCGTTCGCTTCTCTTGTCTTTTTGTTTACAATTTTGCCTATGTATTCAGCAGTCCTGTTTTGCTTGTCTGTCAACATTTATCCTCCGTTAAAAGCTTCGGGGCGGGGATACCGAGATGCCGCGATACCCCCGCCGTTACCCGAAGCGGACTTCTTATAACGCCCAATGACAATAGCCTAACGGTAGCCTTGATATTCCACGAAGCTGGAATAACATACCCGCAGAAGCTTTTGTAACTGCCGAGCCGAACACTACATAACCTATTGCAATCTCGCCCGATGTTTGAGTTGTTGGCGTGAAATAAGCCGCAGAAAACCCTGTTTTTGTAAACGTAGCGAGGGTTGTTTTAGTGCCTGAACAAGTTCTGTAAGCAAAACTGCCGGAACGAGCAACTATCATTCTTGCTTTCCAAGCTGAAGCCGCTCCGCCTGTAAGTTTAGCAACCGCAAGGTTAGTATCTCTTGTTATACGGAAATATTTACCCTTAAGAACGATAACCGTTCCCTGCCTATTACCGGTGTAAGTAGTTCCTACATTGACAAAGGACTGTGAAGTCCCAGAAATAGGTTTTAATAGCCCGTCATTTAAAACCCTATTATCAAGGAAAAATGCAATGTCAAGCCCTACTTCGTCTTTTTCAATCAGTTTTACATACTGACAATCGTTAGCTGTTGCACCCGAGAAAGTCTTTTCAAGTATGCCGATAGCCTCGGAAACTCTTACGTTTTTAGTCGTAAATAGTTGTGCTCCGGTAGCACCCGAAGAATATTTTACAAGGTCGCCAGCGTTGCCAGACGTTTCAACTATTGCTAATTTAAAAACGCCTCTCTTGTAAACAGGTATAGCCTGATTACTTGTCGGAGCGGCATAAAGCGTTGAGCCTACGGTCGTAGACGTAAAATCTGCGTCCGCTATACCTACTGACCACGGAGCAAACGAAGCCGAAGATATAGGCGATATTCTGCCTAAAGCTCCAAGTGTTGCTCTTGAACGAGGGTCTGACTTACGAGGCATTACAACAATATCTCCGCTTGTGATAGCAGTAGAATTTTTAGGTATATAAACCATAAAATCCCCGCTGTGTGAATAGTTCTCTTTTAACTGTGCCATATTAGTGTCCTCCTAAATGATTTTATTTTTACTTCTTCTCTTCTTTCTTTACTTCTTTGATTCCGAAGATGCCTTCATTGAATTTTCTCTGGTCTTCAACAGCTTCCTCTTCTTTAACTTTTGTGTCGCCCATATTTGTTACAGGATTTTTAATTCCAAGTATAGCTTCCCTGTCTGCTATAAGCGATTTAACCTGCTCTTCAACGGTCACTACTATTTCCTTTCCGTCAACGGTCTTTTTTGACTCCTCACAATTCATAAGAATTCCTATAAATAGCTCGGTTTTAGCTGTTTCAGGAAGCTTGCTCTCTTTCAAGAGTTTGCTGATTGATTCTTTCTTCAATGCAAGCTTTTCCTTAACATTGAGCGAATCAATCTGATTTTTTAGGTCAGCGTTAGCCTTTTCCTGTTCTTTGAGTTTCGCTTCAAGGTCTAACACCTTTTTATCACTTTCCGCTATTACAGATTTTTCTACCTCTGCGATTAGTTCCGGGCGTGATTCTTTAAGCATAGTAATCGTAATTTCTTCTATTTTCATCTCTTTATCCTCCTCTTTATTATTTTCTTGTTTATCGTTTTCTACGAAATAAGTCATTCCGAAAGGAATGTTCCCGCCGTAGTCTACAAAATCACAAGAATTTACATACTCTATACCTTCTATGATGTTACCTTCTTTACCGTCTATAACTCCTTTTCTTGCCCTGCCTTTACCCATAAGTGAATCAGCTATTTCTTCGGGGGCTACTTTACATCTTTCCCAAAGCCAATTGTCGTAAATCTTGACTCTGCCGAACGCCGCTTGCCTACCGTCAGTGAGCTTGTCAACCCAAGTTTCTTGTATGCTTGCCGCCCAATCTTTTAAATCTCTTGTATCTGTTTCAGCTTTCGGGTGGTTAAGATACATTTTCTTCCGTTCTTTTAATCGTTGAGCCGCATTACTTATTGCTCCTGCTGTGTAATAGTTATTGTCTACAGCGTTCCCCCAGCCTTCAATGAGCAAAGGAATAACTATTTCTCTTTTTTCATCGTTAGGTTTATATTTCGGCACATCTGCAAACTGCTCTTTAAAAGCTATCACTTGCACCTGTGCCTGAAAATATCCTTTTCCTTGATACTCTTTTTTATTCATATCAATCATCTCCCGTTTTTTCATCTTGTTATTCTCCTAATACCGAAAGCCCGTGACACATGCAATTTCCACTCCAAACTACCTTGCCATTTCTCCGCACCAACATAATATGATTTTTTTCTAACTCTAAACAATAAACATTATCGTTATAGTTTATTTTTTTTCTATATGTTACCATTGCATATTGACTGTAACATTTGCGTATTATCCAAATATCATGGTTTGAAAAATAAACTCCATTCTTATGTTTTACTGCTACACCCTTTGCCTTCTGTAAATAAAAAGATGGTCTATATCCGGCTTTTAATATTAGCTCACCAATATCATCAGCCATTTTCTTTGAACTTGTGAAATATGTTTCTTCGTCCCTAAAATTACCTTCCTTCCATTTGTTGTTTCTTATCGAACCATCGCCCATACTATATCTTTCCAAGAATATTTTAATATATTCAGGATTTAAATTTTTAATTTTTTGGGGTATATATTTTTCAAAACTTTTGCCAAACTTACTCAAATATACACCTAAATCTTTGTCATATATTCTTATCCCGCCATTAAATTTATTTAACTTGTAAGGCATTGTCAATAAATCATCTTCTAATATATCTTTTTTGTCTTCTTTCCACTGACTAATTACTATTTGGTATCTATTGCCTTTTTTTCTTTGCGTGGTAGAACCTTCCGATAAATACCAACCCATAAACTTACAGTATAAATCAATGTTTAATTTTTTATCACCTATTTGCACATATTTTGCATTTTTTCCAACCCATTTAGAACTACGGTAAAATATGACTTCCTTCGGTAAATCTTTAGTTTTTACAAACCTAAATTTAATGTCTTTTCTGTCATAATTGTTTGGTCTATAACCAACATATTGATTGTGTTCCGGAGTTGTCATTAAATCAAAATTTCTATTGCAAATATGTATCATTTCGCCTTGATATTTATATTCTATTTTATTTTTAAAATTTATAAATTCTAAATTAAAATCATTTTTAAGCGATAAAATTTTATCTTCTTTTTTAACTTCGTAAAATTTCTTCCACCCTTTATCTGTATAAACTTCCGTTTCCTTATCAAAACAATTCGGATGCACCGGAGCAGGAAAATCGTCCGGGTCAAATATCTTCCCGTTTAATGCTAAACAT